GATCGTGGTCGGGCTGGTGAAATACATGACGGAATGGCCGCGCAGGACGGACAGTTCGTGTTCTATGCCTTCGATGGACAGTTCCTGGGCGACCTGGTTCCCGGCGATGGTTTTTTCGATGCTGATGGTGTCCCCGATGTCGACGGTGGCGAGCGTGTCGCGCTGCCCGCTGGTCAGCATCAGAAAGTCGGTCCCGACAGCTGTGAAACGGGGTTCGGGTTCGGGTTCCAGTAGGTAGTCGGCCAGGTCGTCGATTTGGGTCTGTGTGTGTAGAAGGCTGTTGCCGATGCTTTCGGTCTGGATGAAGTAGGCGGCCTGGGATGTGGGGTCGTCGGCTGTGCCGCTGGTGCCATTTAGCCCGGTCACGACCGCCCTGTTGACGACCTGGTCGGCCTCGAAGCTGATCCCTAGTTCGTTGTAGGGGATGTTCGTTCCGTCATCGTGGAAGTCTGCGACTGGCCCGGACAGGCTGGTTCCGACGCGGGGCTGGAACACCAGGACGCCAGATCGGTCGATGAACAGGCGGCCCTGTTCGGCGTCATTTATTTGTCCCAGGTACGCCAGGACATTCGTCCCGGCTGAAACGGTGTAGGGGCTGTCGTGGCCCAGGTCTACCGTCCCGGTGTCGATGTTGCGCGCGGCGCCCCCCGGATAGTCGACTTCGGGAAGGTCTAGGACTGTTTCGATCCGCTGGCCTGATGTTTCGGCGGTGACATTTAGTTCATCCATGATGGTTTGGGCAAGCAGATAAAAACGGTCGACACAGTACACGGTTACGGTGTCCAGGCCGCCCAGGGCGAAGTTGTAGTCGTAGTTCACGATGTACCCCTGGAACAGGGACTGGGCCGTGTTCGTGGCGTCGTAGCGGATCAGCTTCACCTGTCGCATAGGGGCCAGTCCGGGGACGCCCTGGGCCTGATCGTAATAAGGGTTTGACGGGCTGTCATCGAATGGGTTAAACACGCCCTGGGCCAGCGTGTCGTTAAGCGTGAATGACATCTGGCCAGCTGCGAACTGGTCGCCCTGGTCGCGTCGACCGCGTTTTACGCTGACGCCGATCGTCCCGTCCATGACCGACGCGAACGCTGTCGTCCCGTCCAGGACATAGGTGGTGTTATCCAGGACGCCCTTCACCGGGTCGTCCAGTGTGAAGCTGTCGATCAGGAACCCGACATCGACCAGTAGGTCGTAATCACCACTGTCGACGACGCTAAATCCAGCCATTAGGCGACCTGGATGTTGGCGGGGCCGCCTGTCCTGTTGTAGGCGCGGATGGCGTTAATGACCGCCTGGCCGATTTCGGCGCTGGTGGCCAGGCCCCCGGTGACATTTACGGTCACATTCCCGAACCCTGATCCGCGATCCAGCGGGACGACCGCTTCGGGTCCGGCTTCACCGACGACCGCCAGGGTCGCGCTGCGGACGATGCCGCCTTCGGCCAGCATCGGGATTTTAGGGACGCTGAAACCTTTTCCGCCCAGGCCGGGAACCCAGCTGGGGAACTCGAATGACAGTTTTCCGATGGTGTTATTCCATAGTCGGGCGATGGTGTTAAAGATGTTTTTGTAGATGTTTAGGACGCCCTGGACATAGTCGCCCAGGAAGTCCAGTGACGCGCTGACGCCTGTTTTTATGGCCTGGAACACGGTGTCGACTACTTTTCGGACCCCGTCGAACTTAAAGTAAAGCGCGGTCAGGATGGCGATGAACGCGACGATGGCCAGGATGACGATCGTTATCGGGTTCGCGGCCAGTAGCGCGTTCCATGCGAGCGTCAGACCGTTGACGATGGTCTGGATCGCGGTCCAGGCTTTCATCGCGAAGTTCAGTGTCAGGATGACGGTGGCCAGGCCGCCGATGACCCCGGCGATGATTAGGACCAGTTTCGTGTTTTCCTGTAGCCATGATGCGAAGTCGACGAAATAAGGAATGATGGCGGCGACGACTGGCAGTAGTGCGGCGCCGATGCTTTCTTTCGCTTCGCCCAGCTGGATCGACAGGTTTTTCATCTGTCCGGCTGCCGTGTTCGCTGCGTCGGTAGCGGCGCCGCCGGTGGTGTAGGCCAGGCTCGACATCACTTCATCGAATGACGCGCCATCCTTAATCATCGGAATCAGGCTGGCGTCGAGCGCCTTCAGGCCTTTCATGTTTCCGTTGTACGCTTTCGATAATGCGTCGGTGACGGTCGACAGATCGTTTCCGGTGGACGCGGCGATGTCCATCGCCTGCGCTAACAGTTCCTGACCGTATTCCAGCGACCCGGTCGACTGGACAAGTGTCGCCAGGGCCGGGCGTAGTTCGTCGTCGGCGGTCGCCGTTGCCTTCGACAGCGTCGTAATGAACTTTTCATTAGCTGCGATCTGTTCGTCCGTTGCCAGGCTTGATCGTCGGATGACGCCTTCCAGCTGCGACTGTGCGGCGGCATCTTCCATCGCGGCTTTCGTGGCATCGCCCAGGGCGACCGCCAGACCGCCGATCGCCGCAGCTGCGGGAAGTGCTGCTTTCTTTATGGCGAACGCCGATTTAGCGCCTACGCCTTCGAGCTGCTGGAACTCTTTAACGGCCTTGTCCAGACCCTTACTGTCGAAGTCGCTGATGATCGGGATCCTGATCGCCATTACATCACCAGCCTTTTCCCGATCGTGTCCATTAGTTCTTCCACTAAGTCAACCATGTTCCGTTCCACCGCGTCAGCGTTTCGTTCATAGGTCGGCCACATCACGCGCGACGGTGGCCCGAACTGGGCCGTAATCGCGTCGACGAACCTGGCGCCCTGGGGCGACTGTCCGCCAGCCTTGCCCGCCATGTCGATTATGGACGCGGCCGGGTCTTTCTGGATGATGACGATGGTCCCCTGGTTTCGTTTCCCGGTGTCGATCTTCAGGCCGACCGCTTTCTGTGCGGCGGCCCGGTCATAGGGAAACTTTTTATTCCCTCGCTGTGTCCAGGAACGCGACATCCCCGACAGATACCTGTTGGGATAAGCGTTTTTGATCGCGTCGGTCGCAGGCTTGACGACTTCCTTCGCCTTTTTGTTTAGGTCTTTTCGCAGCTGCGGATCCAGTTCCTTCAGTTCCTTTAGCGCTTCCTTTACGCCGAACACCTGGATCGTCGTGTCGGTCGTCATCGTTTTTTGTTCGCTTCGTTCAGTACGCGAAGCACCGTCACCAAATCGCGCGTATCGAATGGGATGTCATGCGGCCAGAACCCGGTCGCCGCCAGCACTTCAGCTAGCTGGCGTCGGAAACTGCCGCGTCCGTAGGGTTTGGATCGGTCTGGTCGACAGCGACGATTTCCATGTCGGGATGTGCCGCCAGCCATTCCTTCCAGGTAGGTTCCTTGACAAGTCGGCCGGACTGTTTCCACATGAAGAACGCCCAGGACACCATGTCGGAAACGCCGATCCCGCGACCGTCCGTCGCTTTCCTGTTTTCGGTGCGTTCCCATTCGGTGATACATAGAAGGTTCGTTATGACTTCCACCGGGTCCTGTTCGACGCCGCTGATCCGTAGTTTGATTTTCATCCTTCTGTCCCTTCAGGGTCTGTTTATGGGTTCGTGGTGTCTGTGCTGTACACGCCGCCGACGAATGTGATGTCGATGGATGACAGTTCGCCCAGGCTGGCGTTAATCACTGGAAGTTCCGCCAGGAATGTCTGGGTCAGCGTGAAACCTGGGTTCGTGGCACTGTCGGCCGCGCTGGTCGGTTTCACGATCACGGTGGTCGTGGTGCCGACCAGGTCCTTCAGCGTCGCGTAGGTTTCGGTCGCTGCGTAGCTCATGTACAGCGTCAGCGTCAGTTCGTGGTTGCCCAGGCCGCTGGTGTAGGTGCGTGACCCGGTGCCGAACGCGGTGTCCTCAAGCTGGTCGTAGCGCTGAAGGAAACTGGCGGCCGTACACTGATCGGTCAGCGAAACGCCGTTCACGGTGACTACTGGGTTTGACAGATAGATGGAAGTGGCCATGTCTTAGTCCTTTGCTGGTTTCTTCTTCTTAACAGTAGCGGGTTTCTGTTCGCTGGTTGGCGATGCGATTTCGACGATGAACCCGGCGTTCAGTAGGGCGTCGATGTTGACGCCTGGGCGCGGGATGTATTCGTCGCCGGGTGTGCCGATGCGCGGGTTCAGGATCTTGTAGGTCATGCTGTCTGGGCCTGTAGGTTCACGGTCAGTTCGTAGGCGGGCAGCATCACGCCACCGATGTCCAGCGTCGTCGGACGCCCGTCAGTCACCGCCACATTCTTCGCCAGGACCAGCGACGACAGGTTCAGCAGGTTCCGCATGGCGTCCAGGTTTGCTGGTCCCAGGCTGATGATCTGGACCGGAAATGTCATTTTCACGATGTTGTAGTTCCAGGCCGTGAACGATGGGGCGCCCAGGAACACGCATGGCGGGACCAGGTTCCGGGGATCGGTGACGACCTGTAGCCCGGTAATCGTGCCTAGCGTCGATGCCAGGTCGTCCAGGGCTTCGTTAAACAGGTCGGTGTAGGCGACTGGCATCAGGCCACCTGCGGTCTGTCAATCCCCAGCAGCTGTTTAATCAGCGGCGACAGCCCGGTCGTCGGCGCTGTCCCCATTTCGGTAAAGGATGCGAAAGTGTCGATGGATCCGCGCTGTCGGTACAGGGCGCCGCCGTACATGATCGTTCCCAGGGTCACATCCCCGGATGGGCTGGTCGTCACGCTGTCGACATACCCGGCTTCCTGGCGGCGACGGAACGCGAACTGGTTAGCGGCCGACGCGCACTGTGTCAGGAATGTGGTGTCCGCAGCTGTCGCGGTGCCGATGCCTAGCCAGTCCTCGATCTGTGTCGCAGTGATCCAGGTACAGGTCGGCGTGTAGGCCAGTGTCCCGGTGGCTGCGACCCGATCGACATTCGCCGCCGTTTTCGCGTACAGGACCTGATTTTTTATCGGCCGTTCGTAGTCGTAAAGTAGATCGCCCTGCGTGTCGACCCCGGTGAACAGATACTGGGGCAGCGCCCGGACCGTGACCGTTCCGTTAAAAGTGGCATCGACACCTGCGACGGTGACGGTGACACCTAGTTCCAGGTCGGCCTGGGTCAACAGTTCGACGACTGCGTAGTTGTCGACCAGATACTTATTGGTGACGCTGTAGGTAGCCATAGGCGGTTAGGCCCGCCTCGCCACTAGGCGACGGTGATCTTCGCGACGAACTGCGAAGTCGCGTTCCCTGCGACGGTCTGGAAGAATGTTGCGAAGTAGCCGTAGTAGGTGAACTGGCGGCCCAGCAGGTTCGGATCTTCCAGGGACATAATGCCCCGGACATTTTCGTAAATCTCGCAGGCTGGCGCGTGTACGACCAGGAAGGTGTTATTCGCGAACTGTGCGTCGACGACGATCTGAAGGCCCAGCGGGTTCATCCCCGACCAGGACGCAGCGGATCCGGCGCCCAGCGTGTTCTGTCCGATCAGGCCAGGGGCGCCGATCGCCGGGAACACCGGACGATTACTGTCGTCGAGCTGCGAACCCAGCTTCGCCCACACATCCGGCGACGCGAAGATGTGCGTCGGAAGAAGGTTGGTAAGCGTCGTTCCGCCGTTGCCCTTCGACATCGACACGGCGCTGTTGTAGATCGCTTCGACCAGCGACGAAGGGTCGCCCGCCGTGACGGTCCAGGTATCGCCGTTGTTCGTGCTGGCCGTGACCATCGCGTCGGCCGCGATGTCGTCGGTCTGCTTCAGGTACTGACCAGTCAAATCGGTCAGGATCGTGTTCATGGCGGAAGGATCGGTGAAGTCCATGTCCTGCTGTGAAATGAACACGGTCCCGGCGACGGTCGAGCGCGTCACGGTGTTTGATGCGACGGTCATCTTTTGCGATGTGACCGCCAGACCTTCGGTCTGTGATCCCGCGCTGGTGTGCTGCGAAATCGTCGGACGGATGAATGACTTTCCGTTTCCGTTCGGCATCGCGCGAACGCCCAGGGCGCTGACGACTGGACGAATGTAGGCCAGGTTCTGAAACACAGGTTCCAGTACAGGAATCGGAAGCAAGCCAGGTGTATCACTTGTGAGATCTTGCGCGGCTGCCGCCTGGATCGCGGTCTGATTTTTCGCGGCGTGGATCTTCACTGTTTCGTTGACGCGATGCCACACATCGCCGCCAGTGTGATAGGCGGCCATGTATTCGCCCAGCGTCGGAAGCGCGAACTCGCGCTTCACTTGTGCGGGGATCGTCGCGGTCGGAATGGTTGCTTCGACTGCTTCGGGCTTCGGGGTTTCGGTGGTCATGTCGGTTTCACTTTCTTTCGTGTCCTGTATTTCATTATGGTCTGTCGGTGTGTCTGTTTGTGGGATACTGGCGGCGACTTTCGTAATCCCGGCCTGGTCCCCAAAAGCGCCCAGGGGAACCAGGGATAGTTCCTGCCATTCGGCCTTTTCGATAATCATCGTCCCGGCTTCGTCGTAGCTAAACTCGATGGGGTTAACGCCCACAGATACCTGGTCGATCGTCCCGTCCTGGGCCATGACCAGGGCGTCCTGGCCTAGCCGGGTCTGACTGATACGCGCCGAAAACAGCATCCCCTGGTCGGTGTCGACCCGTTCGGTGACGACGCCTACTGGCTGGGTCGCGTCGTGATACATGAACAGCCTGGGCGCCTTGCCTTCGACTGGCAGCGATCCGGGGCGGAACATGACGGTTGTCCCATCGTTCACGGTCGCTGGTGTGTTGTAGGGAACGGCGGTC